GTAAGGGTCTTGTATTATTTGGTTTTGAGTACTAGGTAAATTATCCCTAAACCAACTCTTCATTCCATGTTCTGATATAGCTGTCAAACCATCTCTTGATAATCTCATTACAGCACCTCTTTGTGCGTCTGTAAAGTAAGCTCTAAACTCTCGTGAAATAAATGATTCTGGATTTTTAGATATTCCAAACTCACCAATAAACGGTATAGACTGTCCAAGCACATTAGGATTTGCTGTTATATTCCTAGTGTCATCAGCATTGTATAAAGCGTCTTTATTTGCTAATATTTTTAATACTTTATCTTCGCACAATGCTATTAAATCTGTATCTCTTGAATGTAATTTTTGTAAACTACCATAAGTAGGACTCAAACTTTTTGTAATATCTTCTGCTGCTATAAATTGATTTAAATTATTAGTTTCACTAATAGAATTATATATACCAGAAAAAATTAAACTGTTACTTCTATGGTCTTCTTCAAATGGATGTTCTAGTGTTGTAGAAGCTTTAACACCTTTGTCTATAAAAACTTCATTGTATAAATCTTTAATTCGATTAGATTCTACACCGTTACCGAAAGAAAGACAATTGGAATATTGTAGTTGTTGTGTTTGACCATGAGTTATAGGGCTTACATATATTTCATCCCAAGGAGATGTATTAGTTTCAGTGAGTGTAGTTGTAACTTCATAGCCATCAGGATTCCTAAATGTTAAAGTGTCGCCTATGTATGGATTAGTTCCTATCGTTGATGCTGATAAAGGCACAGATGTCGTAATTTTCACCGACTTCGTGTCTCCATATTTTTCATATGGACCAGTTTCAGCTTCAACACTTTCTACAACAGGTAAGTTAGTAAAAACCATATCTGTATCTGGAACAGGCATTTTACGCGTCGACCCAATACTTGCAGTATATGTTGGGGAATACATATTCGATATATTGGCTAACCTTACTCTTTCGTAGTTTAAATAAGTGTTTCCAGTATTTAAGTGTGTAACTATACCAAGATATGTGTCTTCTAAAATATTACCCGCAGGGTCATTATTTTCATAAACAGATCCAAATACTGCCATACCTATTTCAATACCGTCATTACTTTCCATAAATAAAACATCTCCAGCTCGTCCAGGTCCAGCAGGATAGTATGTTAGCATGCTTGGTTGGCCACCGTCTAGTAACGCAAACCTTCTAGTGATTTTTTTAGGTTCTGCAACATCAAATATATAAGGGAGGGTTGCACCCGGTTTTATATATTGGTTACTTGTATCAGTGGTAATTTTAATAGGAAACGCTTGACCTACTTCATGATAAATATCTAGTCCAAGATCTTCTTTAGGTTCTGTTTCAAATATAGCGGGATTACTTGCCATTTCAACATAATCATCTAGTCGATTTTCCATAAATATCATTGTTGCCCTAATATTATCGTTTGCCATACTTTCCATACCAGTACCTCCTCTACTAGGACCACTAGTGTTTGGTGGATTCGTAGGTACATAATCATCAGTAAGTGGTGCAATTGTTTTATCTAGTGTTAACCTAAATCTAGCTCTTTTTCTATGGTGTTCGCAATTATCATGTGCGTTTCTCCATTCACCAACTTTATTCTCTTCATGATCTGGATTATAACCATAATTGAAATGGTATGATTTTTCAACTGATAGTATAGTATAAATATTATCACGTGGATCTTCTGCCCACCTAAATTTTTTACCTGGCTGCAATTGATCTACCATCGGTTTTGCTTTAGGGCAGTCTCTTACTAAATCCCATTTACCTGGATCGTTAAAAGCATCTTCATCTGTAGGATCCATTACCCAACTTGTAAAAGAAATATCCATTTGGTTTGAACCTGCTACAGCGCCTATACCTGTGTCAGAAAAAACTTCCCAATGTTTATTTACTACACCAAACTCTGTGTTGTCTTGATCGTTATACCCTAAAGAATTTTTAACATATTGGTATTTGTTACTATCATCTGTAAGAACTTGGTATGTTGGTTCCTGATCTATAAACCAAAATCCGTTTATAGATATCGCGGCTAAATTTGTATCACTTGGAGTTACTTGACTTCCTATATTACCAAAATTAGTAATAACCGTATTCCAACTACCACTTGGTCGCCAAGGTTGACAATAATCATATCCTCCACTACCGTTACCTAATACCGTGGTGCTTGCCCATTTATTTATCCACACACCAGTACCAGGGGTAACACGTGTTGCTCCAGCAGTAGTAGCACCAAAAAAAGTTCCATTTCCACCCGTACCAAGACTTGAAGTCCTTGGACCAGAATTGATACCAGTTCCTACGTGCAATTCTAAACCTGTTTGAGAATCAGTATAACTAGAGGTGTTTGGCCCGTTAAAGTATGTTACCTCATTCTGCCCACTGCCATCTTCTTCAACGATACCAACAACTCTTGGTGCGTATGTGATGTAACTAAAGGAGGATGCTGTGAATTCATGTGGATTATATCTAAGTACATATTTTGGGGTACTTTCTGGATTACTATCATTATCTTTTGTGCTACTCCTAGCGGCCCATCTAGTGGCTTGAGATCGAACAACAACATCTTCTTCAGTTGATGTTGTTAATATATGGTTAGTTATAGTTGAACTCTTATGTACTTTTACAAAAAATCTTCCTTCAAATTCAGCTCTATTAATTGTCGACAACCTTGCGAATTCTATTTCAATACCACTCCTAATAACACCTACATGAATAGGATCAGCATCAGGATCTGTGCGTAAAATTTCAATATCATCTTCAAAATCTTCTGCAGTATGTATTTCCATCTCATTTACTGAAGAATATGTTATTGAAGAAACGTCATACCATTTTGTTTTTCCTTGTAAACCAGATACAGCCTGGGATGTTTTAAACCTAACTTGATAGGAAACATTTGTAGTTAAACGATTTTCAAAAACACCATTATTTGCCCTTGTTTGAAGATATGCAAAAGGACTTCCTTCCCAACCAGGTATTGGTATATCGTTGTTAATACCACCTAAATGATCTGCGATATCAATATAAAAATAATTAATACCGTTCAATGGTAAACCTATATTACCTCCTGGAGATTTAAAAAACGATCCTGAAGTTACAGATTGTTGTGTACCAGTTTGAAGTGATCCTATTTGTTGTCGAGTTACTTTTATAAATTCTGGAGCTTCATTTTTAATAGATAAAACTTTAAACTTTTCTTGGGGAACTATAATATTTCTATCTTCATCATGACCTTTTTTTAGTATTATAGTTGTATCGTCGTCAATCTTATTCCTATCTTCTGATGGAAAAGACAACCAAATAGACTCATCATCAGCATCGTAATATCTATCTATAGCTAGATTATAATATTGATTGGAAGTTTCTTTTACGAAATACTTGAACGATGTTGCCCAAGACGGTGGAGGATGATTTATTTTTGCTTCTATAATATTAGAGTACCTAGAGAAATCTTTTTGTATTTTAACAGGGCCGCTACTTGGTGATAATACTGGAGCTTCTCTACCGTACCCGTCTCTATAAACAACACCTACTTGATATTCTCTAAAAGATTTTAGTGATTTTTCCGCTGTTGAATTACCAGTTCTATGTGAAACACCTGTTATTGGTTGGCTTTGTATAGTTGCTTCAATACTAACATTATCTATTTCTTGGTCATAATTTTGTAAATAATTACCATACACAAGTCTATTACCTGTGATCTCTTGTGCTAAAGCTTTTCTAGGGACATTATCCCAAGGACGTAATATTTGGTTTGATTCAATAGCATGATGTATCATCTCTGAATTAATCGATAGATAACCATTGTTTTTAGTATCAATACCTTTACTATAAATACTTTGATTCCACTCCCAATCATTACGCTTAAAGTTTTGTACCGCGTATATATTAGGTGAATTAGATTGTTTATATAATACTTGTATTTCCTTAACTTCTAATGGCCTGTCTTTTGGGTTCCACGATCCAACTACTAAATTAACCAATCCATTAGTCATTCCTAAATTATATCCTTTTTTTGGATGGTAATCGAAACCGTTTTCGTGTGGTAAGAATGCGATATCTGAAAATGGTGACATTGCAGAATACTCTCCATCTTCATATTTATATCTGTAAGCAAATCTAGGGAATTTATGTTCAAATATCTTATCGTGTGGATTTTCTATGATATTCCAAGTTTCATCAGCAGTAGTTGTAACGCCATGAATCTCTAGTATTTTTAACCAATGGTGATCAGTTGTTACGATAGGTGGTGTATAAACTTGAAACTGTACATCTACGTATGCTCCTGATGGAATAGTAGCAGCGTAAGTTGCACCTCCTGGTTGCCAATTTAAATTATTACCTGTTAACATAACAACTTGTGGAAGACCACTTCCGAATTGTAAAACCGATTCTACAAAAATTTCTGGTGGAGCTCCAGGCATTAGATTCTGTATAGGATTTCCATTACTATCACAAACTAATTGTCCTGGTACAATTGAAGTGTTAGGGGAATAGATTAACATACGGTTTGCGTAATGTATTATATTCCAAGGAGGCGCATAGTTGACGGTTGGAGGAACACTAACATTAGCCACTGTAGTACCTCCAGTTAAAGTCCAAGAAGCGGGTGTAGTAATTTGAGGTGCACCAGATACAACTTTAGCTTTTACACTATAATTATTCTCATCAACTACACCGTTATTAATACTAGCTTGTTGACTTAATAATATTCTACCAACTGGATATCTTATACTTGATTGATCTAAAGTAACTGATTTTGTCTCTCCAACAATTAAAGGTTCTGGCGCATTATTACTACCAGGGTTTTTTACAAAAGTACCGTTAAAACTGGAATCTCTACCTAGCCAATTATTTAATGTTAAAGTAGGTGGAGTTGTTGGGGATTTTTTTATTACTGTTATATCTTCTTCTGATATTATTTTAGGATAACCATATGGGTAGTTAATATTAACATCTTGTATCCGATGTATTGCTATAGGAGCTCCATCAACAATAAAAGCTGTACTATTTAAATTATTACTAGGATATTGGTGTGGATGGATAAATAAGGTGTTATCATTACCTTCCTTGCATCGTTGTATATTAATTTTTTTAGGTTCTGAACTATTATCTGTCCAAAATAACATTCCATCAATAAGATTAATACCTGTTATCATTCTAGATTTATCGAAATTAAGGACTCTAGATGATTCAAAAATTAAGGTTAATTTATCTTCTTCACCCGCGGTTAGGGTAAAGTCTAAATTTGTTTTTACAGTTGGGGTGCTAAATACTCCCATTGTAATTATATCTTGTGAGACAGTGTAATTGCTACTTGGAGCATGCTGTCCAGCTATACCAAGAAAATCAGGGTTTATTAAATCACCAGAACTATCATATACTTTCAGTTTCATACCAGGTCGCATTCCACCAACATCTTTCATTGGTATAAGTGTAGTATAACCATAATTACCAGCAGTTGTTCCATCTTCTAAAGTGGTTTGTACCGCGTAGTTGTCTACTAAAACAGGTGTAATAGTATCAGTTAATATATCATATTCTAATATTGCATCTTGATGTACCTCATGAATATTATTATCAGGATGTAATTTTATAGAAAGACTATTACCAGCAATAAACCAATATATTTTATTATTCTTTTCATCAGCAATAGATCCAACACATTCTTGTCCTGGTAAAGTTATTGTAGACAGTTTATTATTACCTAATGAAGTTTGTAGTGAACCAATATCAGAGCCCTCAGAAGTCAAAATTTCAACGTTTAACGCGTCTCTATATTCGCCATCAGGTACTAATCTTTCATCAAGGTCTTTATTCATTCGACCTTTTATAAAATTACGCTTTAATACGGTCATGTACTAGTGTTTTATATGTTTAGACTTACCTCGTAATATTTGAGTTAATTCTTCTAGCTTTAAATTAGATAGTCTTAATTTTGCTTTTCTTGTTTCTGTAAATTTTTCTCTTTTAAATCTTCGCACAATATACTCTGGTGTGTTCGTTCTAGTAGATAGTATACCATAAGCTATATGTTTGTACAAAGCCTCCTCTGCAAATTTATGAACAACCATTTCTTCATCTGTACCTAAACCATCGCTAATGTATTTTAGTGTAACAGTTTTCCCAGATATATTAGAACTAAAGTGTACTTTTCCAGTATTTTGATCTATGTAAAACGAACCATTAGCTTGGGCGTGTTGAGGATCTAATCCATATCTTGATCCGTCCATTGGCCAATATTTATCATCTATATAATTATTAGTAGTATTTTCAGACGGAGTAGCACCTTTGTAAGCGCTCCATGTATCTGATTCAACCTGTGTAGTTAATTCAATATCATGGCAAGTTACATTATCTATTGTACCAATAAAATTATCTGTGGCGTGGCGACTATCAAAACTAAAATTTACATTATTGTTCCACATTCCAATAGCCCAACTTGCAGTTGACGTATGGTTTACTGTAATATCTTGAGTAACCGTATAACTACCAACCGTATCTTGTACTTGTCCACTCTTATACGTTGCTTCAGTAGCAGTTCCATCGTCAGCTATAAGTATAACTTGAACAGACCCTTGTACAAGAGTAAGATCATAAGAAACTCTATAAGTACGCCCAGCTAGTATATCAGTTGATGATTGGTAGATTTTTTTATATCGTCCAGCGTCAGCGTCAACATACCCACTACTATTCCAAGTATATGGTGCCGCGCTAGGATTAGTTGAATTATTTGCTGGATTGTTACTAGATACTGTCCAATCACTTAAATCGCTACCAAAACTATTATTTGTTAAAATTTCTTCAAAAATATCTCCAGAAGGATCTTGATTTATTGCTATTGGATTAGATGTTTTAGAAGTAGGATAAATATTATGCTCAATACCAGCGGAATCACTCCAAACTAACTTAACATAGTTAACATAATCTTGTGGTAGAACCATTGTTAATGAAGCTGGTATTTCTAATTCTTGTGATTTAATAGATTTTAAAGTATCAAAATTTAATTCTTGTAATCCACGTTTAGCGTGATACTGCACATCAGCTCTTTTAATACTACTTATAACTTTATCATTACCAACATGAGATATTATAAATCCAGATATAATATCATCTAATGATGTAAATTGGTACTTTCCCCAACTACCGCTATCAAGATAGTACTCTGCTTGTGATATATTGTTTAATAATCCCATTTATTATTGTTTTTCTTGTTGAATTTTACTTACTTCTTCTGATTTCGCTACTTGAGATAGTCCTGGTTTATTTAAGGTTATACCTGATAAAAACAATATCTTTGATACAAGTTCCACTTCTTCTGATAAATGCATTTCAAAATCTACAGAATTACTAGAATCGTACAACGCTTCATCATTAACAACAATATAACCCCATTTTACAGTTACGGGCTTTTTTATGTAATCTATATATATTACATCGTTTGGTGGTGCAGCTGCGTATGGATAAAATTGAATATTAGTATCACTCTTTCTTGTGTAAAATGGACGTTCTAAATCTCCCTTTGTTAAAGGGTTCCTATTATAATATTGTTGTTGTGTGCCTCTACTTATAGGTTCTGCTTTTTTCCAATTATTAGAATATACGTTACCTAGTCTATACAAGTCATCTGGTAATACAGCGTCACCAAAAAGAGTATTACCGATAGTTATACTATGATTCCACTTTTTAAAATAGCTTATTTTTTCTTCTAAATTAGTTAATGCATCAGCATAATCATGACTAGTGCCGGGTGTTCTACTAAACTGTGCAATATCATAAAAATATTGCTCAAATATTTCCATCTGAGCTCTATTAGCAAATAAGTTAAACTCTTGTGGAGTTATATAACCGTTTTGTTCTTTATTAGCTATAGCTAATACTGTTTGATATACTCTATCTATACTTATCGCCATAATTTTTTTTAATTTATAGTAACGCAACCACCCTTTCATAGAGTGGTTGCTCTACTATAAGGTTGTTACGAATTTAATCGTTTTTCTATATTGGAGTAAATCTCCATTCCTTCGTCAGTTTTAAACCAATGAGCTAAAGCAGTATAAGGATGTTCGTCAAATGGTATAACCATTAACTTTCTTCCATTACTACCCCATAAGAAGTTTCTTTGATCAGAAGATAATCTTAATATTCCAGCTTCTACAGCTCTAATACCAAAATTCCTTAGCATTACGTTTTCATCATCTGCTAACTCTAAGAAGAGTTTAGGGTTATTTCTAGCAAATACTAGTAAATCACGTCTAAGCTCCTTAGAACTCAACGTAGATACCTCAGAACCTTTCTCTACACGCATAATAGCTTCTGCCATATCAATATCTATATTTCTAGCAGCAACTAAAGCTTCAACTTGTTGCTCTAAAATATCAATCTCATCAGCAGCTATTTTTGCTGGCATAAATTCTTCATATATGCTATCTTTATGAGGATGATACAACGACAATAGTTTTTGTAACGTTGTTTGTTCTTTTTCTACAAATAGTGATCCATTTCTAAATATAATATGCTCTAACCTTTGATCTCCTTTCATTTCATCTACAAAGGGAGTTTTTTGATTTTGACAATATTTAAGTTCTCTCTCATAACCTTTTTCTTCATCAAACCAATAAATATTAGCAGATTTTATAGATCTAGAAAGCGGTTTTTTACTGCCTTTTAGAGTGTACATTCTATCTTTTATCTCCCATTCATTTTTTGGTTTTACTCTTTCTCTTACTTTTGGTTGTTCTACAACCGGTGGTATTTCTACCACGTCTTGAACTTGAAGTTCTTCCACTTCAACTTTTTTTGTTTTCTTTGTCATAATATAATATATAATAAAATTAATAAAAATAAAAGGACCGAGGTCGAAACCCCGGTTCTTTTAAAGTAATAAATGCTTATTTCATTAACATGAAATTGTTAGCACCTTGTGTAATCAAACATCTTTCAGATAACATGTGTATCTGCATCGCATCTAATGCTGATGTAGCAGCACCAACCGAACCAGTAACCCATGATTTCATTCGTCTGTCATCAGTTTGAGAAGCTCTATAACGCACATGTAAGAAAGGACGTTTTAGATTTTTCCCTAACATTTGATCATAAACTGAAGATGTACCAGCTGGTACCATGACACCTCTAATCGCGTTAGCGCCAGCAGTAGCGTTAATACCGCCTCTAGTAGCTAAATCATTTAGATATCTGAAATCTGATTTGTAGAAATCATAAGAACCTCTACGGAATCCTGAGAAACCTAAATTAAGTGCCATATCTTCTGAGTTGTTGAATACTCCATAAGAAGTACCACCAGCTCCATAAGAATTCATTGAAGCTAACATGTCATCCATCGCTAGCGAAGTAGCTCTGTTAACAAACATCATATTTTCTTCAATAGCACCTTGCTTATCAAACTCAGCTAAGATAGCATCAAATTCAGCTAAATCAGTAGCTGCGTTTACACCAGTTACACCTGAAGTTAAATTACCTCTACTTTCAATAGCGGCAAATAAACCTTCAGTACCAACTTTTTCACCACCATCTGCTCCATAAAGAAAGTCATCGACTCCGGTTTCAGCAGTTGAATCCAAACCAACTTCACCTTCTAACATTGCCATTTCTAAATAATCAGTAAAACGAGCTCTTGTATCAGCTTCAGCTTTTAGATACCATAAGTATCCAGCACCTCCACCTTCAGAAGTAACTTCAACCCAACCAATTCTAGCTGTATCAGAACCTGACACTTCGTAGTAATCTTTTATAATGATTGGTTTGTTTGTAAATGATTTGAACTGAGGTTCGTTAGCACCTCTAGTATCAGTACGTGTACCACCCTTTTGTTCATAACCAACACCTTTCGCGTATTCAGAACCATAAACTAATATAGTACTAGTGTAGTTTGAAGTTGTTCCAGTAACCGCAGCGCCTCCATAAGGCGCTAAAGTAATGTCATCAGTTGAAATACCAGTAACTAAACATTTTACAACGCCGTTAGTCGCATCAGATACAATAACAGTATCGTTAAGTCTAATACCGTGTTTAACACCAGTTAAACCGTTTGAGATACCAGCGGCAGTTTTAATAGCACCGTCCATATCTTGCTGTACTAAAAATGAAGTAGTATCCGTAAATTTACCTTTATAAGAAAGATGTAATCTACCTTGTTCAGACCACACGACTTGATCAGCCGCCATAGCCTCTTCAGCCCCAACTTGTGAAAGAAACCCTGAAATAGTTCTCGGTCCGAAAACTTCAGCTTCTTGTTCCATTAGGTCTGGTACATATTGTTGTGCCCAGCCAAGAGTGTTTGCACTACCCGTAGCTAGATCTAAATAATTTGTAGATAGAGTTTGTTGCTGTTGAGCTGGAACACTATTCAAATTATTACCTGCAGTAATTGCCATAATTTTGTAATTTTAAATTGTTATTTTTGTTTAATTTTAAACTTAAAATCATTGGAATTTTCACCTAATACTCTTACTTTAATACCACCTGCTTCAACTTCACCATGAGCTTGTCTTGGATTCATATTCACATTTTTGGCTTTAGCAACACTATCTTTCATAGCATCTGCTTTTCCTTGTTCATAAAAGTGATTAGCAACAGCGTCAGCATTCATTCCTGTAAATAAAGATTTATGGTAACTCTTAGCATCTTCCATCATATTCTTCTTGTTCAAAAACTTTTGGACAAAATTATTGATATCGCTTTGAGATTCCTTTACTTCATTCGCATTTTTAATATTGAATCTAAATTTCTTATCCCCGATGTTATATTCAAAACCTTTGAATTTATCGTTAAAAACTTGTTCAGTTTTCTGTACGAAATTTTTAGATTGTGCTTGTGCTGTTCTCTGATTTTCCTCAGATTCTTTGTTGTATCTATTAAAGAAATCAACTGCTTTTTGTTGTTCTGTAGTTAACTTACTACCAGCTTTAATATCTTCATAGTATTTGGACTTTTGCCCGTCCAGGTGGGCTTTAGCGCTGGCAACTTGCTCTTTTAACGCTAATTTTTTTCTACGTATATCTCTTTCGTCATCCATCTCTTCGTCGTAAGAGAACGTGTCTTCCATAAGGAAGTTAATTTCTTCTGTGTTTAAATGAGGTTTTGTTTGAGTGTAGTACTCTTTTAATAAATCCTCATCATTTAGACCACCGTAATCTTGATTAAGTTTTACATAGTCATGTATATCACCACCAGTATCTTCCATGAAATCCATTAATTTCTGGATATTTTCTGGTATAGGTTTTCCAGTTGCTTCTGCTTCAGCTATAACTTCTTCTATCTGTTCTTGAACTTCTTCAACTTCTTCATTAGTGATTTCTTCTAAAACAGGTGTTTCAGTATCTTCTTCTGTAGATTGCTCAACAACCTCTTCTTTATCAGTCGTTTCTTCAACAACCTCTTCTTGAACTTCCTCGGTTTTTGTGTTATCAGTTGGTTGTTCATCTTCTGTTTTTGACGGTTTACTTAAATCTACTTTTGTTACACCATCAGGATCATTACTGAATTTCTTCATTGATGGTTTTTTCACTTTAATTTTTTCGACTGTATCGTCTACTTTTGGTTGCTCGGTAGTCTGTTCTACTACCTCTTCTTTTTTCTTTTTTGCCATAATATAATATAATAATAGTTAATAAATTTACCTTGGTTCAAATGCACCTAAATCGAAATCGCCGCTAATTGTATCATTACCTGCAGATTCAAAATTTTTAGGTGGTTTGTCTTTGTTTCTTTGATCAATCAACTCTGATTGTTGTGTTGCTTGTATCTTTGTTCTATGATCTTTTCTATCTTCTTTTTCTTTCTCTTTAGTTTTTTGACCGTCTGTTTCTAATCCCTTTAGTTGCATGTTGTACTGGAATTCCTCAGCCATTAATTGTTTTTTAAGATCAGCTTCTAACATTAGTTTTTGACTATCTAATTGTGCTTTGTTATTGTCAATACTTATTTTTGATTGTGCTACGCCTTGTTCTTTTTGCATCTCTAATTCAGCAGACGCTTGTTGTGTTTGCATATTAGCATCTGCTTGTGCTTGTATATTTTGTTGTTGAAGTACTTGATCTCTTGCTATTTTCTTTTTCCTCCTTATTTTTAAAACTTGATTAGCTAACCTAACATTTCTTATTTCTCTTACGTCAATAGCATCTTCTAACTCTATACTTTCCTGTTGTAAAGCCATTTGTATGTTGTTTTCTAACATCATTTTTTCTTCTTCATCTGGATGTAACTCTATAAATATACCAAAATCATATAAATTAAGATTTTTTATTTCATCTAATGTAGCGACGTTGTGTGCTCCAATTGCTTGTATAAAAGCTTCTGCCGCTGGTGAATAATCTATAATATCTGATATTCTAAGTGATAAACATTCTGCTATTTCAGCTGTTAAAAATAAACCTGATTGTAGTATATGTCTTGTAGCAGTATTAGAATTTGCTGCTGCTAATTTTTGAACACCCACTAAAGCGTATTTATCTGGTAAACTACCATCTCTAGCTTCGTTTAATCCAGTGCAATCCCTTATCATTTGCATGTAATAATTATAATTTGTGATTAGGGCTTGTATTTTGTTACCACCACTTCCGCTTTGTATTTCTTGAATAGGTACTTTACCTGGATTCATATCACCCTCACTAGTAAAACTTCGTCCAATAACTGATCCAGTTTGGAAAAACATATTTAAAGCTTCTTGTGGATTATAGTTCGTTCCATTACCTAAATCTACTTCAGCTAAACCATCAGCGTCAAGATACACTCCATCAGGTACCATTCTTGACATTACTTGTTGTAGTTTCAAATGCGTTAGTTGGATCATGTCTGCAAAACCTGTAATACGTTTTACTAAAGAATCTATCTTACCATCATACATTCTAGGCGCAACAATAGCATAATTCATTTTAACTTTTGTAAAGTTACTTTTTGGTCTTAGCATATTTCTAGCCATTTCCCATTGAAGCAACTTGTTCGTGCCAAGAATTAAAGCCCCTTCGTATATACACTCTATAGATCGTAACAATCTTGAATATCCACCTTCTTTATCTGATGGTGGATTAAAACTATCATCTTTAGGTATAATTTTATCAGCACCTGTACCTATTTCTTTTACCTTATAAACTTCATTCATGTACGTTTTATAATTGAAGTATAAAACTTGAATTTTATTATTATCTTCAGTATCAAGATTACTATGTGTATTGAGATTATGCGCTCGCCCTGCTTGCTGAACTATCTCTTCTAAATCTTCATGTTCTAGATGTGGGAACTGCTTTACTAATTCATTTATTGGAATACTCTTTACTTCGCCAACGTAATAAATATCATCAAAGTAAGGGGAATCTGTATGTGAATAAACAAGGTTAGCAGGATCGACATAATCAACAACTACTCCTTCTGATGTGTTAAATGAAGTTTTAACAGCTCCAATACCTAAAACCGTAAGATCATAAAAGAATCGTTTTTTAATAATTTCATAATTACTACCATCTAACAATACGTTTATAGCTTGTTCTTCGGCTAATTCAATTCCTTGTTTATAATCTAATTGCATATGCAACGCCAACTCGTCTTCTGAACCAGGTAGTTCAATACTTTCGTCTGTTTTTCTAAGATTTACACCAGTCTCATTCTTTACAAAGTCAGAAAATTGTTTACCTTTTATATCAGCTAACATATTCTCCATATAGTTTGTCCTTTCTTGTGCGCTAAATGGATCTTGAGAATACGCCTTTATATCGTAAGTTCTCTCAGCAATACCATTAACTACTATATCTACAAATTTAGAAATAATTGGAACTGGCTTCCAATCTAAATTAAGATAGGACAAATCACCATTAATTGATAACTCATCCTTATACTTTTGGATAGATTGTTCACCTCTAGCGTACAATCTTAAATTATGGAAATTATTTTTATGTGTTTTATATCTGTTACCGTGTCTATCATTATGAAACCACTCTGCTTCTATAGCTTTAGCAACTTTTAACCCGTAATCGTAACTTAACTTTTCAGCATCAGTAACTACTTGACTTGGGAAATAACTTTTTACAACTGACTCAGCCATACTTAATTTTTAATTATTTTAGACATACTACCTTTATTTGAATATTTAGCAATGCTTATGTTTAATTTTGGTTTTTCTATTTTTGCGTTTGGAGCATATAAATGCCTATTATTTGCCATAATTGCTAAACCTGAACTAATAGACGCATCAAACTTTGTACGTTTGTTTATATCAAATCTAGTCCAATCATTTAATAGTTCATTAAAATATAAGTCTCCAAATGTTCCATCTTGTTTCATGCCCACATGATCTTGTATATACATTTCAATAGCAGCAGCATGGGCTTGCTTTATATCTTCACTAGAGTTAGGAATTCCTCCAACTTCTTTTTCTGCTACAGACAGTTTGTTCCATATCTTATCTGGCCTGTTCATACTAAACCCTCTATACCCTCTTCGTCTTAAATAATAAAGTAATCTAGGTTTATTGTTCTCTGCGAGTATAGGCATACCATAAAATACTAGCGCCATTAAAACATCTTCAAAAAACATTTCAGCCGTAGGTGGTCTTGATAGATATTCTAAAAAGAAGCTGTTCGCAGGAGCGTCCTCCATACTAAACCTGGTTAAGCCGTGTAATGCTCCTTTAGAACCTTGTCCATCTACGGTCCCTGATATATCATAAGAATCGCAACCAAACGCTCCCATGTGTTCATTACCAGGATATTTTATACCATTTTTAAGTACCACTCTGTTTTGTAATTCAGTTTTTGGAACCCAACTGACTTTAAATCTACCTTGTTGATCTGGGTAAAATATAACTTGCGTATCTTTTACTCCATTCACCCATTGGAAATTACCTTTAGTAACTCCAAGGGTTCTAGACATTTCATCATTATAATCTATCTGTTCATATATCTTAACTAAATTGAAAATACTACCTTTAGCTTCATCTCTAAACGCGTGTTCAGTAGTTTTAGGAAATTGTCTATAGAATTCATTTAAAGCGTCATGATCACCTTTTAAACCATCAGCTTCATTCTGCCAATGTTCTACAATTCCTACATCTATTAATTCACCATCTGGGCCGAGCACATCGTGGTCTGGTGTATCAAAAACTGGAACTCCGTGCTCATCAATAAATCCTTCGTAGTTCCATTCCATTGGGATAAACAGAGAATATAAACCAGACTTCGTTTGGCCATTTCGATTTCTCTTTGTGACATCTGATGCGTTATATAGTTTCTTAAAATTGTCTCCACCTTTATCTAGTGCGTTTGAAGTTGAGCCCATCATACATTTACCAATAATTCTACTACCTAATCGTAAACATGTTTTTGTAACTCTCCAATTATTTAATATATTATCGGGTCTCTCCCATTT